CCAACAGCGCGATGGAGCGCGCGTTCGAGAAGAGCGAGGAGCGCTCGACCGAGCAGCGCGCCACCAAGCAGTATCGCGAGCAGTTCATCGGCTGGATGCGCGGCGGCGCTGCGCCCGAGCTGCGCGAAATCAACACCGGCTCGTCCAGCGGAGTGCTGGTGCCGAAGGTCTACGAGGACGGCATCCTGAAGTACCTCGATGCCAACACCGTGGTCCGCAACCTGGCTGACCTGAAGACGGGCGTCTCGGGCTACCCGACCGTCCGATGGAACACGCTGGAGACGAACGCGTACACCAGCGCCTGGACGCAGATCGACACCAGCAGCACCGCTGCCGTGTCGATCGACCCCGGCTTCAGCGAGGCGCCGATCCCGCCGATCCCGTGCGGCCCGTTCACGCAGGTCTCGCGGCAGGCGCTGGTGCAGTCCAATTTCGACCTCGAGGCCGAAATCATGGACAACCTGCAGCGCCAGCTCGCGAAGAACCTTGAGTGGGGATACGTCGGCGGCAGCGGTTCGTCGCAGCCGACGGGCATCTTCAAGGTGGACACCAACGTGCAGACTACGACCGCGACGTCGACGGGCACCACGCGCGCCCTGGCGATCACGGCCGGTGCGACCGTCGCGAAGCTGACGGAAATGCGCTACACGAAGCTGCCCGCCGCCTACTGGGGTTCGGCTGCGTGGATCATGCCGCAGGACTTCTACGCTGCCGTCGCTGGCCTGACCGCCAACAGCGTGCCGGTGTTCGTCCCCAGCGCAGACGCCGCGCTGGTCGGCGCTGCGCCGTTTACGCTCATGGGCCTGCCCGTGTACGTGACCGAATTCCTGCCCGCGCACGTCGCCACGGCGACCACGGGCAAGAACGTCGTGGCGGTGCTGGGCAACGTCCGCGACGCGTTCGCGATCCGCGAATGGGGCGGCATGAGCATGTACCGCGACGAGGTCACCGCCGCGTCGTCGGGCCGCATCAAGTTCGGCGCGTGGATGTTCGCCAACAGCCTGGTGACCCGCGCGAAGGCGATGGTCCAGCTGCAGGTGACGAACGCCTAACGGATCCTCGTCAAGCGAGCGGGGGGTGGCCTTCGGGCCACCCTCCGCACGTGAGGGAGCAACATGGCCTCTATCACGGTCGCACAGGCTCGCGAGTACGCCCGCATCCCCGTCACGCAGACGGCGGATGACAACGCAATCTCGTACGCCATCGAGGCCGCGGAGGTCGAGCTGGAGATGCGCACCGGCTGGTGCGTCAATTCCGGCACGCGGACGCAGTACGTCAAGGAAGAGCCGGTGGACGGCATGCTGCTGCTCTCGCGGCAGCCTGCGTCGGCGGCGGCCATCGGCGCCAGCAGCCTGACGCTTGTCGAGGTCGACGGGCTGAAATACGCCACGATGCCGTCCGCGCAGACGTACCCGTGCACGGTCACGATCACCGTGACGGCGACGTCGAACACGCTGCTAAAGATGGCGCTGCTTCAGCGCATCGTCGAGCTGGTCAGCCGTCGCGGCGATGACACCGTCGCACCGGCGTCGGCCTACTGGGACAACATCTGCCGCATGCTCGGCAAGGGGATCGGCTGATGCCAGCTCCGATCCCGGTCGGCATGCTGCGGAATCCGATGACGCTGAAGAACCCCAGCAACGGGGTGGACAGCGTGACCGGACAGCGCACCCACGGCTGGAGCGGATCGACCGTCCTGTGGTGCCACATCGAGCAGGCACAGACCACCGAGGTCGTGGACGATGGCGGAGTCTCGGTGCGGTCCAACTTTCGGATCCTCGCGTCGTGGCACCCGGACGTGAGCTGCGCCAGCCGGTTGGTGTGGAGCGACAACGGCAATACCCGCACGTTCAACATCAAGGGCTGCTGGGACCGCGACCAGCGCCGCCGCACGCTTGAGATCGACGCCGTGGAGGTTGTGTCGTGATCCAGGCAAGCCTCTGGGACAAGGAGCTGCGCCGCAAGCTGCAGGCGCTGCAGGGTCAGGCCAAGCAGCGCGTCTACCGCCGTGCGTTCAACCGCGTCGGCAAGCCGGTGGCGCAAAAGCTGCAGGCCGCGTGGAACGGTGCCAAGCGCCGCCGCGGCAGCAGCACGAAGCAGATCGCGAAGGCGCAGGAGGTCAAGATCCGCGTCTTCACCCGCACGTCCAAGACGCGCGGCGATGCGTGGATGGAGATCGGCACCGAGTACAAGCGCGGCGGGAAGGCCAAGATCTGGCACATCCTTGAGCGCGGGTTCCGGCATTACTCCAAGTCGAAGGCATACGGCTCGAAGCCGTCGCTGTACGGCGCCGCCGCGTCGATGCGGGCGCACATGGCGCAGGCGATGAAGTCGGCCCCCAAGGGCAAGTCTCGGCAGGCCCGGTCCGCGAGGCAGGCGTACAAGCAGGCAGCCGCGCAGGAGTGGGCCGCGTCCAACGGCGCGGCAGCTGCAGAGCTGACGCTGGTGCGCAAGAAGCGAGCCGCAGCCGTGAGCAAGGCCCGGAGGCAGGGCGGTACCAGGATCAAGGGATGGCTGGTCAGCGACAACGTCGCCCGCGCCAACGTCGGCAACCTGTCGAACGACCTTGCCCGTGAGCTGCTGCGCGGCCTCGCGCTTGAGCTGAAGGGCGGCAAGGCGTGACTACGTTCCCAGAGGCCATCTACAAGAAGGTCGACGCTGGCACCGGCTCCACGCCTGTCAGCCCGGAGCTACGGCGCCACGGCGATTCGACGCCTGCCGTGATCTACGAGATCAGCCAGCTGGCTTTCGACATCGAGATGAACGGCGCACTGACGGGCGTCGGCAGCGCGACGGTGCGGCTGGACTGCATCGCGGACAGCGTTGCCGATGCTTGGTCGCTAGCGCTCGACGTCGTTGCGGCCATCGACGGCAAATGGACACAAGGCACGATCGACGTCGTGTTGACGTCGTGCAACATTACGCAGACAAGGGCAACGCCGGATGACGGTCAGGACGATGCGGAGCGCATCGCGACCGTCACGGCAGAGTTTCAGTTTGAGGAGACCTAACTATGGCACGTGCAATGAAGGGCTGGGGCGGAAGCCTCACCATTGGCGGAACAGCGATCCCGGTGCGCAACGTGACGATCACGCGCCAGGCGTCAGAGTTCGACATCACCGCCCACAGCGATGCGAAGATGTTCAGCGGACCCGGTCGCGTCAAGCGCGGTGGATCATGCGAGGCGTACGTGTCGAGCAACACCGGCGGCATCGAGGATCTGATCGAAACGCCAAACCTTGCATCCCCTGCGGCGCTTGTGTTCAACGACAGCGCTGGAGCGAACATTTCGATGAGCGTCATCATCACTGGCGCGGACCAGACGCATTCGTCGAACGACGCGGCCATTTACTCGATCACCTTCACCGAGACGCTTGCGCTTGGTGGAGTCACCAACGTCGTGGACGAGTGATGGACACCCGCGCGCACAAGTACCGCCAGATTGCCGTGGAAGGTCTATCCGTGGTCGAGGTCAGACGGCCGATCCTCCGAGACACCGTCGAAGGTCGCGCCGAAGATGCCTGGTGGTGGCGCTGCGTCCGCATCGACGGCAAGCAAGCAACCGAGGATCAGATCCTCGGGCTGGACGTCGACCACGCGAACGCCATCGCCACCGAGGTCATGCGGCCGCGCCCTACGACGCCGGGGAGCGCCGTCTCTGGCGGCTGATGCCGACCCTTGATGCCGACGCTCACCTGGCTGCCGACGAGCTGACGAACATGGAACGCATCGAACACCTGCTCACGACCGTCGCCTGCGCCCTGACCGGGCAGCCTGCGCATGTCGTATGCCCGTGGCGGTCGCGCGGCATCGAGCAGTTCTTTAGGGCGGTGCACCGTGGCTAACCAGACGCTGAAGGCAGCGATCGAGCTGACCGCCGACGCCAGCGGCATGAAGGCCGGTATCGGCTCGGCTCTGTCGCAGCTCGACACGATGCGCAAGGGCGTCGCGGGTGTGATGAACAACCCGGCGATCCAAGTCGGCGTTCAGGCGGTCCAGTTCCTCTTCGAGAACGCCATGGACCGCATGAACGAGCTGCGCGACAACGCCCGGCAGTTCAGCGCGGACGGCGCGAACGGTGCCGCCCAAGTCGAGGCAGCCAAGCTCAAGGCGCAAGTCGAGATGGGTAAGGCGTTTGGACCGTCCGAGGCCGCGCTGTCTGCCCAGCAGGCGGCGGCGGAAACGTCGCGCGGCCAGTACATGGCGGCGAACGCCGACAGGTTCACCGGGCTGGCAGCCGTCACGCAGTCGCTGGGGCAGCAGGCCGTCGACATGAAGGACCAGCTCGCGGTCGGTTTCGCCGATGCCGTCGATCTGGTGATGGGAAACCGGAAGGCTGACGGCGTGGTCGAGGGCATGCTGACCGGGCTGCCGCAGGTGCAGCTGCTTCAGGGAGCCATGGACATCTACGACCTGCTGCGCGACAAGCTTGGAGGCGACTGATGGCAAAGCGTTTCGTCGAGATCCCAAGCAGCGGCAAGGTGTCGGTCGCGATGCCAGGCGAGGAGCGGACTTGGACGCAGACTTTCCTGTTCCAGAGCACGGACGAGATGACCGTGCACGAAGTCTTTGCCGATGCGCTGGTGCCGAATCCCGGCGACCGCAGCTTGGAAAAGCCTGCGTACGTCTGCAGGAACGTCGACGTGCAGCCGGTGCCGCAGTCGAAGTACGCGTGGCACGTGAACGTCAAGTGGTCGACGCGCCACGTGCTGGACGATCCGAGCGAGGAAACCTCGGCCACACGCCAGTGGTTCAGGATCACCCGCCAATCGTCCGTCCGGACGGCTGGCATCTACCGCGATGGATCCGCGATCTGGAGCGCCACCAACTTGGCCGCCGATGGGACCGTCACGTGGCCGCCCACGGCTGACATCGGTGGCACCAAGGTCGACGCCAACGGCCAGCCGAAGCAGAAGCGGATCGCCCAGCAGACGATCGACGTTTCGATCCTGTGGGACCGTTCGCGCGACGTCGGCGGAGACATGAGCGGGAACAGCGTGGACTTATATCCGGATCCAGACCAGCAATTCTGGGACGAGTACATCGGCACGCGCAATGATGCCTTGTTCCTCGGCTGGGGCATCGGCATGGTGACGTACGTCGGCACCACGATGAACCAGGCACCGGACGAGTGGGTGGTCATCACCCACAAGTTCATCGCCGACGAGTGGCAGCACCTTGAGCAGCGGGCCGTGCCGAACGCAGCCGGGCAGGTCATCCTGCTGCCTGGCGCGACGTGGATCGGAAACCAAGTGCGACAGGCGCAGACCGTCGCTTGGTCCCAGCCTTACAACTCGCTGAAGGACTTCGCCGACCTGTTCGATTGGCGGCCCGGTCTCATGGAATCCATCGACTCCGCATACCCGAGCTGGTGACATGGGAAGCGAACAGGTGCCAATCTTCGAGAGCGGGATCTTTGGCAAGGCCAACGCGATCGTCTGCAATTCGTGGACGGACGCGGCACGCATCGTCGCCGAGAATGCGGAGGGCATCCGCTGGGCGCAGTCACAAGTGGTCGGCGGAAACATCACGACGCGGTTCCTCGCGAAGATCACCAGCGCGACGGCGCTGGCTGCCAACCGCTGGCTCTATTCCGGCACCGCGATGCAGCTGACGTCGACGAACGCGGCAAGCGTTCCATCCGGTTCGTTTGGCACATTCGCTGCTGCTGTCAACATCCGCGAGCTGCGGAACACCACCACGCTGTCTGACGGCACGCTGCTGGACACCGCCAGCATCGGCCCGGTCGGCAGCGAGTACGTCGACAATGCCTGGAAGCTGACAGGGCTGGAGGGCTACGTCGAGATGGTCGCCGACTACAACTCGTCCGGCGGCCTCGTCTACTGGTTCGACTGCGTCAACCCATCGGTCTGCACTAACTCTGGAGGAAGCGGCGAATGATCCCGAACAACATGCGCAGGGCACAGGCGGCGGCGAGTGCTGGTCCGACGCTGACGGCGGTCGGATGGCCAGCCTCCTTTGTGGCTGATGGCAACTCGAACGAAACAGCGCCACCGCTTCGCATCGACGGCGCGACGTCGCCACAGACGCTACGTATGTCTGTTTCCCTGCCGTCCATAAACGACAGCGTCGACATTTATTCCATCCATGTCTATGACTCGCTCGAAACAAGCACAGGCGAACCAGCTTTTTTCTCTTCTGTGGGATCGTTCAACGCTGCCAACGGGCAGCTGGTTGGTTTGCAGTCGGTTATCTGGATTATGTGCGACTACACCGGCTCTGAAATGCTGCCGCGCACGATTACGGTGACGCTGACGCATCTTGAGCGGAACGCAGTCGTCGGGTCGTTTGACTTCACATTCAACCCCGCGCCAGCCTGATGCTCCGCGCCTGCGTCATTCTCTGCGCGCTGCTCACCGGCTGCGCCTCGCACACCGCCCAGATCGCCGCCAGCGCAAACGATGCGCGTGCCGAGGTCGGCGCGGCGCGTGGTCACATCGAGGCCGCTATGGGCAGCCTCGACCGGATCGAGCAGGCTGCGGCGC